GACCAACATGCTGTATCTAGTACGCCTCTGACAGAAGTTGGATCACTTAGTTCCATATTTGTTAACATTTCTGCTAACTCTGTAGCTAAAAGACCCTTTTTATATAACTCTCTATAAACAATCAACGTTCCGTCGCTAGGATCTACTGCGGCCCAAACACAAGCTGATTCTGATGCATAACCGTAGTCAAGGCCTTTAATGCGTTCCCAATGGAGTGGGATTTCAAATGGCTCGATGACATGAAGATGTCTGTCGAACTCTGTAAATGCTGCGCCTTCTGCAATTTCCCAGTTGCCTTCGAGAAGTTGTTTGCGCTGGGTAGGCGGCAAACTTTTTAGCATTTGTTCGTATCGCCCGTCTTGGGCTAAATACGGATTGTCGTTTAGTCTTGCTGGAATAAACTTTCGTGTAATTCCATCATCACCCACATAAGATTCATTAGGTGGTGCTGGAGCTATGTATCTTTTTTTTTTTTTTTGTGCTCCAGAACCGCCGGGGTTAGCCGTACAACGCATGTAGGGCGTTATTTCTGAGTCGGTTGTTCTAAGTCGCGAAGCTAAATAGTTCCAAGAAAATTCGGTCGGGAGATGGGTAATTTCGTCAAAACCTATCCAACTGTATGCTTGTCCTTGATAACGATATACGTCTGCATCTCGTTCTAAGAAACCGAATTCAACTTTTGCACCGCTTGGAAAATTCCAAAGTTTTTCTACTTCACGGTATTTACAGCCGGGGAAGGCTTTGGGGTAGAGTTCACGAGATTTGTCGATGAGTTCTCGTAACTCTGGCATAGAACGCCGCAGGATTAATGCTCTATGCGCCCCTCTGTGTGCAAAGCGAAGTGGATCAACCAACATCGCATAGCTTTTGCCTCCACCAGCCGCTCCGCCATACAATACATCTGTTTCACCTGCAGCCAAGAAATCCGTCTGTGGTCCTTCGTTAGGACTGAAGATAACATTTTCTTTCAACTCTGATTTGAGTAAAGCGGGTGCTTCTTCAACGAATGTATCTTCGACAACTTTACTTTTATTGTTGTCTTCTAGTAAGTCTAGGGCTTTTTCAGTTTTTTCAACAGACTTTTGGTATCGTGATATTGCGGAACGTGCCTGCGCTATTTTTTTCTTTTTTGCTCTTACTTTTTTTGAAGCTTCTTGTTTTGCTTTGGTCTTTGAGTGATAGTTGTATCCTCGACCTTTAGCGCCTTTGGGTCTGCCCGGTTTTTTCTTGGGGGTGCCATCGGTCTTAAGCTTAAAGCTTCCATCTTCATTTTGTAAATAGTTTTGTGGGTTTATATCCCAATCGTTCTTATCCATATTTATTGATTATTTTTTGTAATCCTTGATGGGAAATAGAGCGACCAGTCTTATGGGTCAACCACAATGCACCCTCGCGTAGAGACAAAGATTTTGATTTGATCATCGGTAGTATCTTGTTTAAAGCTTCAAGTTCGCTGGGTATCTCTTCGATGTGTTCAAAATCATTATCTACTAACTTGTAACCAAATGGAATTGTACTGCTAGTCCGTCTCTTCATATTCTACATCTTCAATGATGGTTGGAGATTTGGCCGGAAGTATAAACAATCCACTTGGTGTTTCAACCTTAACATCTAGTCTTTCTTTCTTTGCTACTCCTACACGGTCTAGGAGCGTCTGTGCGGCTTGTAGGCGCATATTAGCTTGTGGGATAGGCTCATCACTCTCCATAACTTGAACGAGCTTCAGAGCGGCTTTAGGGGCGTTTACGGCCAACACGCCTTCTGCTAGATCTAGTATTTCAGATTTAAGGGCTTTAACTACAGATGTATAACTGCCCGGTGCATATCCAGCCATTTCTGCGGCTTGACGTGCATTGCCTCCACAAGCAATAAGATTGTCAAGAAAGTCTTGTTGTTTTACTGTCAATTCTTTTTTAGTTTCCATGTTATACATTATATACTTATATAGAGTGTTTGTCAAGAACTTTTTTTATCTTTTTTTGGTATTATTTCATTGACAAAACTGGAATACAGGTGTATAATAATATTTGTACCCGCCAGAGGTGCATATATATACATCTACTCGCCCACTTTCGTGGGAGTCTCTTTAAAGGCCGGTGGGCCTTTTTTTGTGTCCGCAATTTATAGGGGCTTTTAAAGTCGGTGGGGCAAACTGGTAGACACTCCAAAACCTTCTGAAAATGTTTGAGCATGAGTATATATACGGGGGAGGGGGCATGGGCACCTGCGTACCCCTACATGACACGCACAAGCCTCCGAAGACTTTGAAAGTCTTTGTACACACACGCAAAAGGCTCCAAAAATTTTAGAGTCTCTGGTGGACAGCTCTAAAAACTTTTAGAAATCTTTAAAGATTTATAACTTCACTCCAAAAACTCCAACGATTTCAATGACCTCCAATATATTCTATATTGAATAGAAATCCCCTGCTGAGTTTTCCTCGTCACATCCGTATCATACGCTCTTTCACAACCGCATAATGCGCAGGGAAAGCAGTTGACCTCACAAAATTTTCATGCCCTTAATGGAATGGCAACAGCGACACAGCGTTGCTTCAAACCTAAAACCATTACGGAGTAATGAACATGAGCATTTCGAACCTTCAAAAATCAGAGATTTTCGCTAACGTTGATGGGAATCGCACAGCATCCACACGACAGCTTTACGCTGTAGCAAAGCACTTTGGCAAGATCGGTGGCAAAAACCCCACTGAGTCTTACAGACTTTCCAAAGTCTTCAGCGCCATTCTCCTGAAGTTTCAAGCCGAACACGCCGAAACACCAATCACCCATGCTGATGTGGGCCGCTTCTTCGAAGCTGAGACAGTGCCAAAGAAGTTTCTCAACATGATGACTTCTAAGCCTGTTAAGGCTAAGAAGGTTGTGAAGGACACACCGAAGGTTTCGAAGCCGAAGGCTGAGAAAACGACCACCGTTAAAAAGATTCAAGCGGATGCATCAGAACTTTCCAAGTTCCAAGCACGACTCGATGCAATCGCAAAGCGACAGGATGCAACCGATAAGAAACTTGCTACCTTCGAAGCGAAGCTTGATATTATCATGGCTTACCTCGAAACTGACCCAGATGCTTAATCTGGGTTTCATAAACTTTTAATTCATCACATACGGAAATAAATATTATGAGCATTTCAAAATCACATGGCGAAGCCATCTCAATCGCAATCACATCATTAGTGTGTAGTTATATTGATCAGAAAAATGGCGAAGATATTGTTAAAGTTTTAAAAGATCGAGACGAAGCGACAAAGCGTCTAATAGAATTAGGTGTTCCACGAAACAAGGGATACTCTGAATGTTCTAAAAGAGGCAAAGACCTTTCGTTTAAAGTTTGGGAAAAAGTAATTAAAACGAACGAGGAATAATATTATGGATTATTTTACACTGGGTTTAGTTGCATTGACATTTATGGTGGCCTACTTTGTAGGTCATCGGGCTGGTCACGAGCAAGGCTTTAAAGATGCAATAATGTTTGTGATTGAAGAAGGTAATTTTGAGGAATAATATTATGAATACCAACATGATGACCATTGATGATTTGCTAAGTTTTATATCTGCTTGCTCCGACGACCATCATGCGTGGGCAATGTTAAAATATAATTTTAAAGTTATGGGAGGTCAATAAGCCATGTATTATGATCCAACGCTTTTGCTTGCAGGTTTTGTCATGACAGCAATCACGGCATATGCCATAGGTATTATAGTAGGAGGCTACATTAAATGAATTTTGATCCAGTATTAGGAATATTTGTTTTAATATCTACTATCATTCTTGTCTGTTGGCTGACAATAGATAAAGAAGATTTTCAAAAAAGATTTGATAAAGCACATGGCGAGGACTCAGAATGAAAGAATATATACTTGAAAGAGAAAACGGTGAAGGTAATTGGACTGAGGTGCTGACCACTATATATTATGAAGAAGCTAAGGTCGAGGCAGGACGAAAAGCCTTAAAAGAAAACGCACGTTATCGTGTGCGTGAAATAAGAGATATTGTTGTGTATCAATACTCAGCAACCGAACTAAAAACATACACACCTACAACACGCGAAGCTTTATCTAATATATTTAGGAGAAACCCTGATGAAAAGTTTGAGTGGGAAGACGGCTGTTGGTAGCCTACAAAGAGTCAAGAAACTGAATTACGATCGCAAGGTGCGTTACTGCCTTGACGACGACGATTTCTGTGGTATCTTAGTAGAGGCGTGGGGCAAGAGGCTCAACAATGTTTGGACGATGGTTGATGTCTATGAGTTCCACGATGCTGTAACAGGCTCAGACCTAAGTGTAAGTAATTTTTTACAGGAAATCAAAACATGAAAAGTGACAACGAATTGATTATCGAAGCATTGTTTATTGTACTAGGAATAATAATGTCTAGTGTTACCGCCACATTAATTATTTTTTGCGCTTAAGGAGTTTTAAATGTATAACATTCACGGCACAGCAATCCAAAGTTTTTCACAGCAGTCAGCAGACAACCTTGCAGATGTAATACTTATGGTAGCTTTGAGCATTCAACAGAACTGGTCAACCGTAGGTTATCAGATGAAAGATGTAAAGGCCGTAGGAGGCGATTCACGCTTTTTGTGGGGTAATAAAAAGAAGACATACAATTACCTTCAGGCTCGTAAAGATTTTATGTACGGGCAGTTTATGGCTGTCGTAAACTCCAAGAAATCTGAAGCCGATAAAGCTGCAACGCTCATGCGAATATTTCTTAGGGTGCCGGGGCTTGGACTCGCCAAAGCTGGATTCGTTTGTCAGCTGACGGCAGGACTGGTCGGTTGTATTGATACTCATAATATTAGAATGTATGGGATTGATGAAAAGCACTTGAAACTTTCAAACACTTTGAAGTCTGAAGATCTTCGACGCTCCAAGATCCAACAATATATTACCATTTGTCACAGCATTGGGACCGAACAACTTTGGAACAATTGGTGTAATTTTCTAGGAGATAGAGACAAATCGTGGAACAATGGCTTTGAAGTTTCTGAAGCTCATTATAATTATTTAGTACAGTGAGGTGTGACATGACAACATTATCCGATTTAGTTTATGATATTGAGTTAGAGATTGCTTGTTTGTTAGATGATCTTGAAGTAGATTCCTTAGAAGAAGATGTAATGCGTTTACAAAAAATGATGGTAACACTTTCAAATGATTTATACCATAGAGGATTAGTAGAATGAATAAAAAACATTGGATATCTGTTGAGTATCGAACAACACCTGACAAAGAGTTTGGCTTTACACGAGCTTACCCTCTTGACGGTGGCCCTACTAAAGATATTGGAGGCATGGTACTTATGGCAATAGAGGATTATGAAACCAGTAAAGCTGAGTACCCTGACTTTGAGTGGCGTATTCATTACAAATATTTTTAAGGAGCTTACAATGAAAACATATCAAATATTTATGACAAAGATTTACGAGGTTCGTGTGAAAGCTGAGAATCGAGACCATGCTGAAGAATTGTTTGATGAGTTTGAAGATTGGGATGAGTTTCTTAAAGTTCATAATTTAAATATAGAAGTATGTGATGATTTTATTTTAGAGGACGATACCGATGCAGAGTAGAAATGTTAAAGTTAGTTTAGATATAACTGTAGATTATATTTATTACCCTGATGATAAGTTCATTGAATTATATTCTGTGAAGCTTGATGAATACCCTGAAGCAGGTAATGTGTTACCAATTCTTACTGATGAAGATCATGATAAGATTATAAACGCTGTTGATAGATTAGGCAAGGAATGGGGTGAGCCATGAGAAAAGATCTTAGATTAAGTTTATTAAAACAGGCGTGGGAGTTTAGTTTTTCTCACGACAAACAGATAGCTATTGGTGTTGAGAAGATGTATTATAAAAAATATTTCAAAGATGAGATAGATAAGTACTTAGATTATCTGGACGCCTTCGAGATGTTGTATAGAAAAAAGCATGGGCGTGATTGGGTTGACAGCCAATGACAATCGTGTTACCTTGTAATGGCCTCGAAGCGATGAGGCTTTCAAACCTACCAAAACTCACAGGAGAGTTGATATGAACACAGGAAAGTTGTTTAACAAAAGCTACATGATCCGTAAGCGTAAAGTAAAAAACCGTTACGGTATTTCAAAGGGCGAATGTTTTTACAGCCTTCAAATTGGCAAATACGGTTTCTACCTTCAGCATTCTAAGTCGCGTCCGATTGGATTCCGAAAGCTTGTAGATATCCCACGCCAGTTAATTGTTTTACGTGCAGCCTAAAGGAGAAATGCACATGAATACTGTTGTTAATATGTTTAACTCTAATGCCTCCGATACTTTCGGGGGCTTTGGTTCCGCAGACTTTGATATCAAAACAACGCCTGTTTTATTTGATGTTGAACAAGAAGAAGGTATTTTTCAATTACGTGAGGCAGATAAATATGTAACCTATCGCACAGATACAGGTGCTTGTTTAGGTATTCATTCGGCCCGTCACAAGGCGGTAGCCCCAAAGGACGTTATCAAAACTGCGCGAGAAATTATTCTGCGTAGTGGCTTGAACACTCAGGGCATCACCGAACAGATCGCAGTCAGCCACGAAGGCGCAAGATCTTTTGTAAAATATAAGTTGCCTGCTCATACTTATGAGACTCCAGATGGCGACACCGCTTCATTGGGTTTACTAGCTACAACATCTATTGATAGTAGCTTTCCGTTTGTTATTAGTGCGGCGGCAATCCAGCAAGCGTGTACAAATCTACAAGTATTTATTTCTGGAGAAGTTGCAGTCTTCAAAGGTAATCACACTCTTAATCTAGATCTTGATAAAGCTTCAAGGACTGTTGTACAGTCTTTGGATTTCTTTGAGTCTTAACGTACAGTTTGGAAGCGTATGTATACAGCGTCCATGTAACCTATCAATGCTTGTTTGATGTTTGCAGAACTTGTTGGGATTGGTGATCAAGTACATGATCTTATTTTTGAAGAAAGGATAAGCCCTAATGAAATTGGACGATCGCTTAAAAGAATTAATACAGGCTACAATTATTTGTGGAATGTTTATTGTAATACTTACGTACCTCGATTGGGTAACACAGAGTGGGCTGCATACAATGCCGTAACAGATTATACAACTCACGCTGATAATGTTCGTAACAAAGACACCCTTGCTTCGGTTCAGTTCAAGCGACAGCAAGATTCTATTTCAACCTTCCGTAAATATTTAAAGGCGGCATAACATGGCTAGTGTACATATTCAAGAAGACTTTTATGTTCCAGCAGTAGATATTGTAGTAGATACTCCAAGAGATATTATAGATATTATGGATAACAACAGTATTACTCCTGTTGAAATCTTAGAAGAACTTGAGTGGGAGCTTCCTGATTTTCAGGAGGCCGCACGACAGTTAGATCTTGAGTACCAGCCTGTGTGTACAACGGGAGCAAGCCTTTTATCTTTATTTAAAAAGATGGAAGTAACTGAACAACGGGAATTTTTATCCATGATTACAGATAGTATTATTAGTTATTACAAATCTGATTTAACTGTTGCTTGGCCTAGCGACCTATGAAAGGCAACGAAGGAAAAGGAGACCCAGCAGTTCGCGCTCTGGGTCGCAACAAACCCGATAGAAATTGGTATCCTGAAAACTTTGATTGGTACTTAAAGTGGGTAGCATCTATTACAGTTCTTTGTAGCTTGGCCTTGAGGTCTGCTGGACCAGAGTATCGTATATATGATCTTATGTTTGGAACAGTGGGTATAGCTTTGTGGACTTGGGTGTCTGTCATCTGGCGAGACAGAGCACTAATAATGTTGAACGGCATATCATTTTTTATGTTAAGTGTAGCTTTGCTAAAGGAGATATAAATGAAAGACTTATTAGCTCGTAGCATGACGAGCTTTTTTAAATGGACAGCAGATACATTCTTTGCAAAAAGATATGGTCATCGTGCTGTAGTTCTTGAAACAGTAGCGGCTGTTCCAGCTATGGTGGCTGGCATGATGCTACATCTCAAAAGTTTACGGTGTCTTCGACGGGGCTATGATCCTTACACAAATCAGATGCTCGAAGAAGCTAAGAATGAACGTATGCATCTTATGTTTTTCTTAGAGATTGCACAGCCCAACTGGTTCGAAAGATTTTTAATTACCGCTGCTCAGTTTGTTTTCTGGCATTTTTACTTAGTTCTTTACATCTGTTCTTCCAAAACAGCGCATCGTATGGTAGCATACTTCGAACAAGAAGCCGTTAATAGTTATACGGAATACTTGGATCTTGTAGAAAGCGGTCAAGTAGAAGATACTATTTGTCCATATTC